ATGAATGTGCACAACAGCGACCAGACCGAGGGGGCCGTAGCGGCGGACCTCCTGGCTGAACAGCTGCTCGAGGTGGGGCAGCTGCTTGGTGAAATGAAACACGACATGAAGGCGATGCAATACCGGGTGCGTCTGGATGATGACGGGGCAGTCAGGGACAACCTGCGCCTGATCAGTGACCTGCGCAACTGGCTGAAGATCGCCTGGGAACTGGAGACGAAATTCCATGAACGAGAGCAAGAGCGCGCCGGACAGTCGGCCACCTATGCCGTCGACTTCGACCGGGCCAGGGATCAGATCCGCTGCCGGTTGGATCGGTTGCGCCGATGTGGCCTTGCAGACGGCCTTTCTCGATGAACTGGGCGAGGAGGAGATCCTCGCGCTGCCCTATCTGTTTGAGTTCTGGGCGATGGAGCATCAACTGCCGCCCTCTGGCGATTGGCGCGCTTGGGTGATCCTGGGCGGGCGCGGTGCGGGCAAAACCCGGGCCGGGGCGGAATGGGTGCGTGCGCAGGTCGAAGGCGCGCGGCCCCGCGATCCCGGCCCCTGTCAGCGGCTGGCCATTGTGGGTGAAACACTGGATCAGGCGCGCGAAGTTATGGTCTTTGGCGAAAGCGGCATCCTTGCCTGTTCCCCGCCTGATCGGCGGCCCGACTGGATCGCCAGCCGCCGCCTGTTGCGCTGGCCCAATGGGGCTGAGGCGCAGATCTTCTCGGCCCATGATCCCGAAGCCCTGCGCGGTCCGCAGTTTGATGGCGCCTGGGTGGATGAGCTGGCCAAATGGCCCAAGGCGCAGGACACTTGGGATATGCTGCAGTTTGGCCTGCGCCTGGGCGAGGACCCGCGGGTCTGTGTGACCACCACGCCCCGCAATGTCACCGTGCTGAAGGACCTGTTGAAACGCGACAGCACCGTGGTGACCCATGCCGCGACCGAGGCCAATCGCGCCAATCTGGCGCGTGGTTTCCTCGAAGAGGTGGAGGCACGCTATGCCGGCACCCGGCTGGGCCGTCAGGAACTGTCGGGTGAGCTGCTGGAGGACGCCGAAGGCGCGCTGTGGCGCCAGGCGGGTCTTGAGGCGCTGCGTGTCGCGCAGGTGCCGGATCTGGACCGGATCGTTGTGGCGGTGGACCCGCCGGTAAGCAGCCACGCCGGATCAGATGACTGCGGCATCGTGGTGGTTGGCGCGGTCACCCGCGGGCCGGTGCCCGACTGGCGCGCCTATGTGCTGGAGGATGCCAGCTGTAGCGCCGCCAGCCCCACGGAATGGGCCCGTAAAGCACTGTCAATGATGGAAAAATGGGGTGCTGACCGTCTGGTGGCTGAGGTCAATCAGGGCGGCGATCTGGTGGAAACCGTGATCCGCCAGCTGAACCCAACCGTGCCCTTTACCAAATGCCACGCCAGCCGCGGCAAGGTGGCCCGCGCGGAACCTGTGGCGGCGCTTTATGAACAGGGCCGGGTGTTTCACGCCCGCGATCTGGGCGCGCTGGAGGATCAGATGTGCGCCATGACCGCCCAGGGCTTCAGCGGCAAAGGCAGCCCTGACCGGGTGGATGCGCTGGTCTGGGCGCTGACCGATCTGATCCTCACCCCAGCACAAAACTGGCGCCGCCCACAGCTGCGTGCGCTGTAGTGAACAGACGTTAACCATTTCCCGTCACAGTGTTTCGCAACACAAACTGACCCGCCGCCAGATGGCAAAAGCAGGAGAAATCGAACCCAATGGTGTTTTCGCTTTTCAAATCGACCGCCACAACGCCGCAAACCGCCTCTGAAACCGCTGTGGCTGCGGTCCCGGCGCAAAAGGCCAGCGCGGCCGGGCGGATGATGGCCCTGCAAAGCGCAGGTCGCATCACCTGGAGCCCGCGCGATGCCGCCTCGCTGGCGCGCAACGGGTTTGCAGGCAATCCGGTGGGGTTTCGCTGTGTCAAACTGATCGCCGAGGCCGCCGCCTCGCTGCCACTGCTGTTGCAGGACCGGTTGCAGCGCTATGAGACCCATCCGCTGCTGGAGCTGCTGCGCCGCCCAAATCCGGTGCAGGGCCGCGCTGAACTGCTTGAGGCGCTTTATGCCCAGATCCTGCTGACGGGCGACGGCTATCTGGAGGCCGTGGGCCATGAGGGCGAACTTTGTGAACTTTACGTGCTGCGGTCGGACCGGATGCAGCTGGTGCCGGGCGCTGACGGCTGGCCCAAAGCCTATGATTATGCCGTGAACGGCCGCAAACACCGGTTCAACATGCGTGCTGACCTGCCGCCGATCTGTCACATCCGCGCCTTTCATCCGCAGGATGATCACTATGGGCTGTCGCCGATGCAGGCCGCTGCCCAGGCGCTGGACGTGCACAATGCCGCTTCGCGCTGGTCGAAGGCGCTGCTCGACAATGCGGCGCGACCCTCGGGCGCATTGGTCTATCAGGGTGCGGACGGGCAGGCCGGGCTCAGCGCGGATCAATATGACCGGCTGCAGGCCGAAATGGCGCAATACCATCAGGGCGCAGGCAATGCGGGCCGGCCGATGTTGCTGGAGGGCGGATTGGACTGGAAACCGATGGGGTTCAGCCCCTCGGATATGGAGTTTCAGAAAACCAAGGACAGCGCCGCGCGCGAAATTGCCCTGGCCTTCGGGGTGCCGCCGATGCTCTTGGGCGTGCCGGGCGATGCCACCTACGCCAACTATCAGGAGGCCAATCGCGCCTTCTACCGGCTGACGGTGTTGCCGCTGGTACAAAAGGTCTGTGGCCGGCTGGGCGATTTCCTGTCGCAGCATGTCACCGCTTCGTTGGACCTGCGGGTCGACCTGGATCAGGTGCCCGCCTTGGCCGCTGAACGTGACGCGCAATGGCAGCGGATCAGCGATGCGGCCTTCCTGTCGATCGCGGAAAAACGTGCCCTCCTGGGGCTGCCCGCCCTCACTGTCGAGGAGCCGGCAGAGGCCCCCAAAAAGGGACCGGATGATGAGCTATGAGCGCCGGTTTGAACCCTTTGAATGTGCACCCGGCCTCAAGCTGGAGGCCCATGAGAGGATGACGAAACTGCAGTTTGACGGCCAGAACCGCCGCATCGAACGGCTGGAACACCAGATGGAGCGGCTGGAGCGTCGCCTGTGGCTGACCGTCTATGGGGTGGTCGCAATGATCCTGGCGCAGGCGCTGCAATCGCTGCTGCACATTGGCTGAGGTATGATGATGTTGGAACGTAAATTTACCCGCTTAAACAATTCACTATCCGTTGAAGGTGAGGTCACGATCAGCGGCTATGCCAGCCTGTTTCACCAGCCTGATCAGGGCGGGGATCGGGTGATGCCCGGCGCTTTTGCAGCCTCCCTCAAGCAGTTGGCGGCTGAGGCACGCGCGGTCAAAATGCTGTGGCAGCATGATCCTGCCCAGCCCATCGGCCTGTGGGAGGAGATTTCTGAGGATGCGCGCGGCCTCTGGGTCAAGGGGCGGCTCTTGCCTGAGGTATCGCGCGCCCGCGAAGCGCAGGCCTTGATTGCCGCCGGAGCCATCGATGGTCTCTCCATCGGGTATCGTACGGAAAAGGCGGTCAAAAACCCCACCGGCGGTCGCGCCCTGCACCAGTTGGACCTGTGGGAGGTGTCGCTGGTGACTTTCCCCATGTTGCCGTCTGCGCGGCTGCAGCCCGCAGCGCTGCAGGAAAAGGCGCAGAATGATGCGCGAGACTGGCGCGATCTCACCGCTGCGCTTCGAAACGCAACCGAATTGATCCGCCAACCGGGCGCCTGACGCGCCCCCAGACCCATCCATCCCTCACGAAAGGAAATGCCATGACCGAGGCAGAGTCTCGGACCGGGGAAGATCTGTCTCCGGCCCAGGAAGTGAAAACCGCAGTCGCGGATTTTATGAGCGCGTTCAACGGCTTTCGGGCCGATGTTCATCACCGCATTGAAAAGCAGGAAGAGCGATTGACCATGATTGACCGGAATTCCAACTCCCCCGCCCATATCCCGCAGCGCCCCCAGCTGAGCGCCGCAGCCGCCCCTGAGGTGCCGCATCAGAAGGCCTTCAACGCCTATCTGCGCTCTGGCGAAGATGACGGGCTGCGCGGGCTGGAACTGGAGGGCAAGGCGCTCTCGACCGCGGTGAACGGCGATGGCGGCTACCTGGTGGATCCCGCCACCTCTCAGGCGGTGCAGTCGGTGTTGACTGGCGCCGCCTCAATCCGGGCGATTGCCAATGTTGTTGCGGTCGAAGCCACCTCCTATGACGTGTTGATCGATCAGGGTGAGTTGGGCCACGGCTGGGCGACTGAGGCGGCTGCCACCGAAACCGGCACGCCGACCATTGATCGGATTTCCATCCCGCTGCATGAGCTGTCGGCGCTGCCCAAGGCCAGTCAACGCCTGCTGGACGATGCCGCCTTTGACATTGAGGGCTGGCTGGCCGGTCGTATCGGCGAAAAATTCGCCCGGGCTGAGGCCGCGGCCTTTGTGAATGGCGACGGCGTGGATAAACCCACCGGTTTCCTGACCCATTCGGCGGTGGCCAATGACAGCTGGGCCTGGGGCAGCTTGGGCTATGTGCTCAGCGGCGCCGATGGTGGATTTAACGGGGCAGATGCGCTGATCGATCTGGTCTATGCCTTGGGCGCGCAGTACCGCGCCGGGGCGGCCTTTGTGATGAATTCAAAAACCGCCGGGGCGGTGCGCAAGCTGAAAGATGCCGATGGCCGCTTCCTGTGGTCCGATGGTCTGGCTGCAGGGGAACCTGCGCGCCTGCTGGGCTATCCGGTGGTGATCGCTGAGGATATGCCAGACATCGCCAGCGGCGCGGATGCCATTGCCTTTGGTGACTTTGCTGCCGGTTACACCGTGGCGGAACGCCCGGACCTGCGGATCCTGCGCGATCCCTTCAGCGCCAAGCCGCATGTGCTGTTCTATGCTACCAAACGGGTGGGCGGCGATGTCAGTGACTTCGCCGCGATCAAACTGCTGCGCTTTGCCGCCAGCTGATCCTGACTGCCTGTCGCGCGGTGTGATCGCCGCGCGACGGGCAAGACCGGCCCCAAACCCTCCCAACAGCCAGGCAAGCGACGGAGAGCCCGATGACCCTGACAGAAGTGACCCCTGTTGCCCTCGCGGATCTGCCCGTGCTGGCGTTGAAATCCCATCTGCGGCTTGGCAGCGGCTTTGCCGAGGCGGATCTGCAGGAGGATCTGCTGGCCTCGTTCCTACGCGCTGCGCTTGCGGCGATTGAGGCCCGGATCAGCAAGGCCATTCTGGCGCGCAGTTTTGACCTGCAGCTGACCCGTTGGGCCACCCCCGCCGCGCAGGCGCTGCCGTTGGCCCCGGTCACAGCGATCGAGGCGGTGACGCTGTTCACCGCGACGGGCACGGCTGAGGTTGTGGACCCAGCCCGCTACCAACTGCTGGCCGACAGCCAGCGCCCGGCGCTTTGGCCGGTCAACGGCTGCTTGCCCGCCATTCCCGGAGGTGGCCATGCCCTGGTGCGGCTAACCGCGGGTTTTGGCCCCTGGGGCGCGGTGCCGCCGGATTTGGCGCAGGCCGTTTTGATGCTGGCCGCGCATTATTACGAATACCGCGACGACACCGGGCTGAAGGCGGGCTGCATGCCCTTCGGTGTCACCGCATTGATCGAACGTCACCGCCAGATGCGGCTGGGTGGCATCGGCGCCAGCGACGGGGTGGCGCGATGACTGCCCCGCGTCTGACCCGCCAGCTGATGCTGGAAGACCCGCTACAGGTCAGCGATGGCGCCGGTGGATTTACCGTGACATGGCAAGCGCTTGGCACGCTTTGGGCCGAGGTTGCGATGCGCTCTGGCCGCGAGGCCGGGGGCCTGTCACAGGCCCGGCTGAAAATCACGCTGCGCGCGGCACCCGTTGGCTCCTCGATGCGGCCACGGCCTGACCAGCGCCTGCGCGAAGGCGCGCGGCTATATCGGATCGATGCGGTGCATGAACGCCCCGGCAGCGGCCGTTATCTGGTCTGCCTCGCGCATGAGGAGGTGGCGACATGACCTATGCGCTGACCGCCGCCCTGCAGGAGGCGATTTATGCTCAACTTACCTCTGATGCGAATTTGGCCGCGCTGGTGGATGGCGTTTTTGACGCCTTGCCAGCGGGTGTTTTGCCACAGCGCTATGTGCAGATCGGGCCGGAACAGGCGCGGGCCCGTTCAGACAAGACCGGCGCGGGCGCGCGACATGTGTTTGAGGTTCACGTGGTGGGGCGGGACGCCGGCTTTTTGCCGGTGAAACAGGCAGCGGCGCGGGTCAGTGACCTACTGGTTGACGCGCCGCTGCCAATGTCCCGGGGGCACATCGTCAGCCTGCGGTTTTCCCAGGCCAAAGCAACCCGCGATCGCAGCGATGACAGTCGCCGCATCACCCTGCGCTTCACCGCGCAACTCTATGACAGTTAACCAAAAAACGGAGGCGCATCATGGTGGCGCAGAACGGTAAGGATCTGTTGATCAAGGTCGATCTGACCGGCGATGGTCAGTTTGAAACGCTGGCAGGGCTGCGGGCGACGCGGATGTCATTCAACGCCGAAAGCGTTGATGTGACCAGCCTCGACAGCACCGGCGGCTGGCGCGAATTGCTGGCGGGCGCAGGCGTGCGTTCGGCGGCAATCACAGGCGCCGGGATCTTCAAGGATGAGGCGACGGATGAACGGGCGCGCCAGATCTTCTTTGATGCGGAAATGCCCGACTTTCAGGTGGTTATCCCGCATTTCGGCACGGTGACCGGGCCGTTTCAGCTGACCGCGATTGACTATGCCGGCAGCCACGACGGCGAAGCGACCTATGAGATGTCGCTGGCCTCGGCCGGGGCGCTGACCTTCACGGCGGCAAGCTGATGGCGAACCCTTTTGCAGGTGAGGTCACGCTGGTTCTGGACGGGCAACCGCAGCGGTTGAAGCTGACGCTTGGCGCCTTGGCCGAGTTGGAGGCCACCCTGCAGGAGGACAGCCTGATCGCCGTGGTCGAACGGTTTGAGGCCGGGCGGTTTTCCAGCCGTGATGTGCTGGCGCTGCTCCTGGCGGGGCTGCGTGGGGGCGGCTGGCAGGGCGATGCGGCCACTTTGGCGGCGGCGGATATTGCGGGTGGCCCGATGCAGGCCGCCCAGATTGCAGCGCGCCTGTTGCTCCTGGCCTTCACCCCGCCAAATGCCGCCGAGGGGCGTGACGGATGACGCAGGGTACCGGGCAACAGGCACCCAGACAGGGCACCCTGGATTGGCCGGGATTGATGCGCGCGGGCCTTGGTCAATTGCGGCTGATGCCCGACCAGTTCTGGGCGCTGACCCCGGTCGAACTGGCCCTGATGCTGGGGCATTTCGGATCTGAAAAGCCGATGAATCGCAACCGGTTAAAAGATCTACTTCAATCATATCCCGATCGCGGATCATCCCGCGCATCGGGACAGCGACAGGAGTGAGCGGCGATGGAGCCGGACGATATTGAAACCCTGAACGGGCAGCTGGATCACCTGATGCAGGGCCTGTCTGATACCGCAGGCATGGCGCATAGTTTCAGCCAGGAACTGCGGCGCGTGCAGGCCACGTTTCAACAGACCTCGGTCGAGATGGCGGCGCTGGAACGCGGCATGAGCCGTGGCCTGAGGCGGGCCTTCGACTCGGTGGTGTTTGACGGCGCGCGGCTGTCGGATGCGCTGAGCGGGTTGGCGCAGTCCATCTCGCAGACGGTTTATGCCACCGCGATGAAGCCGGTGACCGACCATTTCGGCAGCATGCTGGCGCAGGGCATCGGGGCGATTGTGCCCTTTGCCGATGGCGGGGCTTTTGCGCAGGGGCGTGTGATGCCCTTTGCCAAGGGCGGCGTGGTCAGCGGCCCCACAACCTTTGCCATGCGGGGCGGGATGGGGCTGATGGGCGAAGCGGGGCCAGAGGCGATCATGCCATTGAGCCGCGGCCCGGATGGCAAGCTGGGGGTGCGCGCTGCGGGGCAAGGCAGTGCCACGGTGGTGATGAATATCTCCACCCCCGATGTGGCCAGTTTCCAACGCTCCCGCAGTCAGATCGCGGCCCAGATGGGCCGGGCACTGGCGCAGGGAAATCGGATCAGGTGAGGGAGGTAAGGCGATGAATTTCCACGAAGAACGATTTCCCGAAAACCTGAGTTTCGGCGCAGTTGGCGGGCCGGAACGGCGCACCGATGTGGTGACGCTGGCCAATGGGTTTGAGGAACGCAACACCCCCTGGGCCCATTCGCGGCGGCGTTATGATGCGGGGCTGGGGTTGCGGTCGTTGGATGATGTGGCGGCGCTAATCGCGTTTTTTGAGGCCCGGCAGGGGCAGCTGTACGGGTTCCGCTGGAAAGATTGGGCCGATTTCAAATCGACGCTGCCCTCGGCCGATCCGCGCCCAACCGATCAGGCGATTGCCATTGCCGATGGCACCGCGGCGACGTTTCAACTGGCGAAAAACTACCGCTCCGGCGCGCAGAGCTACCTGCGCCCGATCACCAAACCGGTGGCGGGCAGTGTCATCCTGGCCGTCGATGGCGTCACCCAATATGAGGGCGCGCAGTTTGATCTGGATGTGACCACCGGCCTTGTCACCCTGCATGAGGCGCCCAATGCAGGCGCGGAGGTCACGGCGGGGTTTGAATTTGACGTGCCGGTGCGCTTTGACAGCGATCAGATCCGTGCCTCGGTTGCGTCATTTCAGGCCGGGGATGTGCCGGATGTCCCCGTGGTGGAGCTGCGGGTCTGATGCGGATTTCTGAGGAATTACAACAGCATCTGGACAGTGGCGTCACCACGCTCTGCCGCTGTTGGCTGGTTGAGCGGCGCGATGGGCAGCGGCTGGGCTTCACCGATCATGATGGCGCGCTGGTTTTTGACGGGCTCACCTTTGAGGCTGACAGCGGCCTGACGGCTTCGGCCCTGCAACAGGCCACGGGCCTGTCGGTCGACAATGCCGAGGCGCTGGGGGCGCTCCGTTCGGCCAAGGTCAGTGAGGTGGATATCGCCGCCGGTCGTTATGACGGGGCGGCGGTCACCTGCTGGTTGGTCAATTGGGCCGCGCCAGCTGAGCGCGCGGTGATGTTTCATGGATCTTTCGGGGCGTTGGAACGTTCCGCCGGGGCGTTTCGGGCGGAATTGCGCGGGCTGACCGATGCGCTCAATGAACCGATGGGGCGGAGTTTTCAGAAACCCTGCAGCGCGGTGCTGGGGGATCAGGCCTGTGGGCTGGATCTGGCCACGCCGGGTCTGCGCTATGACGGGACGGTTGAGGTGGTGATTGATGCCTCATCCTTGCGCTTCACGGCGTTACCGGGGTTTGAGGACGGCTGGTTCACCCGTGGCGCCCTGCAGGTTCTGGACGGTGCGGCGGCTGGGCTGCGCGCGCCGGTGAAACGGGATCAGACCGGGCCGAAGGGGCGCCTGATCACCCTGTGGGAACCTTTGCCGATCCTGCCCGCGCCGGGTGATACGCTGCGGCTGGTGGCGGGCTGTGACAAACGGTTTTCGACCTGCCGGTTGAAATTCAACAACGCCGTGAATTTTCAAGGGTTTCCCGATATTCCCGGCGATGACTGGATCACGCTGGATCCCAGCGCCAGCACCGCCCGCAACGGGGGCAGTCGGCGATGACGGTGCAGGGTCACGTGGTGGCTGAGGCGCGGCGCTGGATTGGCACGCCCTACCGGCATCAGGCCGCCTGCCTTGGGGCGGGGGCGGATTGTCTGGGGCTGCTGCGCGGCGTCTGGCGGGCGCTTTATGGCGCTGAGCCAGAGCCGCTGCCGCCCTATAGCCGCGACTGGGATGAGCCGCAGGGGCAAGAACAGCTGTGGCAGGCGGCGACGCGGCATTTGACCGCCAAAACCATGGATCAGGTGGCGGTGGGCGATGTGCTGTTGTTTCGCATGCGGCAGGGATCAGTGGCCAAACATCTGGGGCTGCAATCTGCCATCGGCGCGGCGCCGCGTTTTATCCATGCCTATAGCGGTCATGGGGTGGTGGAAACCGCGCTCAGCCAGCCGTGGCAGCGCCGGATCGTGGCGCGGTTTGGCTGGCCTGAGACCCCGCGCCAAATCTGA